CTATATTTAGAGCTTCAATCTCCGGAACAACATTGACTGTGTCTTTAATGCAGTCTGGCACAATTGCAGTTGGTCAGTCATTATTTGGTTTAGGTGTAGGCAATGAAGTGGTTATTACTGCACTTGGCTCAGGATCAGGTGGAGTTGGTACATACACGATTAATACTTCATTAACGATTGCCACAGAACAAATGAACTCGGCAGCAGTAGCATCAACTCTTACTGCATCGATGTCAGGCACAACTTTAACTGTTACTGCAACAAGTGGAGTTATTTATAATGGTCAAACCATTCAAGGTGCTGGTGTGACTGCGAATACCATTATCACTACCTATGGCTCAGGCACGGTATTAAGCCAAAGTATTGCAATAGCAGGAACAGGTTATGCAGTCAATGACACAATTACAGTTTTAGGGGGTGTTTATGGCAATACACCACAGACTTATACAGTAACTTCAATTGGTGGTTCTGGTGCAGTTACAGGATTATCTGTGCAGAATGTGGGTGCTTATACTTCTAACCCGACAAATAACGTATCTACTTCAACCACAGGCAGTGGCACAGGTTTAACTTTAACTTTAACTTTTGGCACTGGAGCTGGTGGCACAGGCAATTATGTGATTAATAATAGTCAGACCGTAGCATCCGAGACCATGTATGCACTGAATTTCTCAGTGATGCCATCCACTGATGGTGCATTTAGTGGTGCGAGCTCTGTGGATGTTGTCGACAATTACTTTATTTACAATAATCCTAATACTCAACAATGGGCAGCGTCCAATATCCTCAGTCCAATTACTCCTGCATTGAGTTTTGCTAGTAAGTTTACTGGGCCGGATAATTTGGTTTCTGTTATTGTGGATCATGGACAAGTTTATTTATTAGGTGAAACTACCTCTGAAGTCTGGGCTGATGTGGGTGCTTTCCCATTTCCATTCCAAAGAATCCCTGGCAGTTCTAGTCAGCATGGAATCGTTGCCAAATTTAGTGTGGCTCGAGTCGGTAATTCATTTGCTTATCTAAGTAAAAATATTCGTGGTCAAGCTGAAGTAGTAATGATGAATGGATATTTTCCAACTAGAATTTCTACTCATGCAGTCGAAAACACTTTCATTAATCAAGATGTAACGGATGCTAGGGCATGGACTTATCAGCAGGGTGGCCATGAAGTCTATGTGTTATCTTTCCCTACGCTTGATATTACATGGTGCTATGACGTAGCAACCTCAATGTGGCACAAGTGGCTTTACTGTGATGATTTAAACCAGTATCACCGGCACAAAGGTAACTGTTGTATCAATTTTCAAAACATGGTTTTAATTGGTGATTGGCAGAATGGCAATATTTACGAGTTAGACCCCACCAATTTTACAGACAATGGTCAACCAATACGCAGATTAAGAAGAACAACGCATTTAGTCAGCGATTATCAGCGTGAATACTTTGATGAATTACAAGTGTACTTTCAGCCTGGTGTTGGTTTAACTGGCATTACTACTCCATTAAATGTTGAAACTGTGGGAGCTGATCCACAAGCCATGATGAGATGGTCTGATGATGGTGGCTCTACTTGGTCCAATGAGCATTGGAAAAGTATTGGTAAGATTGGTAAATATAAGAATCGTGCTATTTGGCGAAGATTAGGCATGACTAGAGATCGAGTATTTGAATTAGTGGTAACTGATCCAATTAATGCGGTCATTGTGGCTGCTAACCTTAAATCAAGTGTAGGTGAAAATTGAATAATATTAATTTAACTAATAGTCCATATCCTCAAGTTGAACTAATTGATGAACAGACAAAAAGACCGACAAGGGCATGGCAACAATTCTTTTTAAATATCCTTAATTTCACTAGCTCAACCTCAGCGACTAAGGGAAGTGCAAATCTTCCTAGTAATCCACAGGGTTATATTAATGTGGTGGTCAACGGTAAACCTTACAAAGTGCCTTATTACAATGTCTGAAATTATTGAACATTTTATCCCTAGTCGTGAGCAAATTAATACTTTGCAATCCGAAATGGTCAAGATGCCACAAGCTGAATTAAAGACTGAGCATTATTTTAGTGGTGGGATGTATTGCCGAAAAGTATTCAGACCGGCAGGCACATTGATTGTTGGCAAAATTCATAAAGAAGATCATATTTTCTTATGTGCAAGTGGCCAAATAATGGCATGGACAGAATTAGGGATGAAAACATTAAACGCAGGGGATATTGTTGAATCCAAAGCTGGCACTAAACGAGTTACTTTGGCTTTAACTGATGCAATTGGTATTACCATTCATAAAACAGATGAAACCGATTTAGAGAAAATTGAACATCAATTAATTGAACCAGATGATACTGCACTTTTTAATTTTGCAAATGAACTTAAAAAGTTTAAAATAGAGAGTAAGGAGAATGTATTATGACATGGGTAACTGCGGCAGTAATTATGGGGGGTGCATCTTTAGCAGGTGCTGCGATTCAAGGCAATGCCGCTCAAAAAGCTGCACAAACCCAAGCTGATGCCAATGCTAGAGCGCAAGATCAATTATTACAGACTGGCCAACAAGCCAGTCAGCAATTTGCACCATATACGCAATTAGGACAAACTGGCGTAAACGCATTAACTCAAAATATTCCTTATTTAACTAATCAATTTAATAATCAAGATTTAAATGCCAATTTAGCACCAAATTATGCTTTTCAGCTACAACAAGGGCAAGGTGCAACCAACGCAGCCAATAATGCCACAGGTGGCATGGTCGGTGGTAATGCACTTAAAGGGTTACAAGACTATACGCAAAATTATGCTCAAGGTGCTTATCAAAACGCATTTAATAATTACAGCGCAAACCAAACTAATATTTATAATCGATTAGCAGGCATTGCTGGACTTGGTTATCAAGGTGCAGCTGGTACTGCCAATGCACAGCTTGGTACAGGCACTAATGTGGCTCAACTTACGCAAGGCATCGGACAAGCACAAGCAGCCGGCCAAGTAGGTCAAGCTAATGCCTATGCCGGAGGATTAAGTAACGTGGGCAATTATGCGTATTTATCTGGTATTGGACAAGGCGGTGGAACTGGATTAAGTCAACCAGGTGGTTTTGGCCAATCTGGATTGCAATACATTAATGGCATGGCTAACCCTAATTTTGTTGGCCCAGTACCTTAAGGATAAAATATGGCAGATTTTAGAACCGATACAAGTGCAATTAAAGTTGAACCTAATAAAGGAATGTCTTTAGCAGATATGCTGAATATTCAAAAATCATCTTATGAATTAAGTAAGATGAAAGAATTGTATCCATCCATGATTTCTGAACAACAGGCTAAATCTCGCACAGCTCAAGTTGGTGCTGATGTTGCAGAACAGACAGGTCCTTTAGAAGTTCAAACAAAAAAGCAAGCAACCGAATCCGGTGGAATTGATTTAGCGACTAAAAAACAAAATGCAATTGCTAATGGATATGTTTCTAAGATATTTGATTCAATGATTGTTAATGCTGCTAAAAATCCCGATTCTATTGATAAAAATAAATTAGTAGAAAATGTAAAAAAATGGGGGTTACAACAAGGTCGTGAGGCTGGAATTGATGAGGCAAAATCATTAGAATTAATTCAGCCTTACATTGACATTGCTCAAAATAATCCAGGGCAATTACAAGATTATTTAAAACAAAGACATATTTTAGGATTAACTTCACAGTCAAGAACTAATGCATTAGCACCTAGTGGAGTTCAAGTAAGTACAGGAGCAGGTGGTGCAACAGTAAATACTAATCCATTTGCTGGTATGCAAGAAGGCCAAGCAATACCAGGCACAACATTTATTAATCAATTGCCACCAACAACACCAATTCAAACACCAACAGGAGAAAACACATATCTTGGTGCTGTTCCTCAAGGAACTCCTATTGTTTCTTCACAAGGGCCAATGTTTAATGAAAAAGCAAAAATTGCACAAAATGATTGGTCTACAACAACAGCAGATTTAAAAGATTCAGCTAATAGAATACCTGTTATTCAAAACATTAAAAAGTTAGGCCCAGAAGCATTTACAGGCGTTGGTGGTAAAAGAAAAGAATTAATGGCAGGATTATTAGGTTCTGTTGGCATTGATATTTTAACTGCTGAAAAAACAGCAACAGATGAATTGGCTAAAAATTCAGCAATTTTACAATTAGCTGGTGGCAATACTGATTTAGCTAGAACTATTGCAGAAGCAACAAGTCCTAATAAAACAATGACTAAAGAAGCAATAGATTCAATGGGTAATCAATTATTAGGCGTTGAAAAACTTAAACAAGCAAAATACAATTATTTACAGCCATATACTAAAGATATTAATAAATACAATGAAAAATTGGCTGAGTTTTCTAATTTTGCTGATTACAGATTGTTCCAAGAAATGACACCTAGCGAAGTTGCTAAGTTAAAAGCATCTATGTCACCTACTCAACAAAAAGAAGTTAGCGACAAAATTGCAGAAGCTAAACGATTAGGAATATTAAAATAATGGCTACATTAGCAGAACTTTGGGATTCAAATCAATCAACAAAAGATTTTACTCAATTTCCACAAAGTAGAGGCGTTACTGATACTCATAAAGGTATTGATTATAAAACTCCACTAAATACTCCTATTGCTGCTAATATCTCTGGAACAATTCGTTATAAGACCAACGATCCTAAAGGTTATGGCAATGCAGTAGAAATTGTTGATGAAAAAGGAAACGTCTTACAAAGGTATGCTCATTTAAATGAATTTTCTGTGCCTAATGGATCAAAGATTGAAGCAGGACAAATATTAGGTAAATCAGGTAATACAGGTAGATCAACAGGTCCTCATTTACATTTTGAAGATTTTCAATCTAAATATGCTAATAAACAAACTGGCGAAACATTAGCAGATTTATGGGATAAAACACCAGCAACTGAACAACCTAAAGTTACTAATGAGCCAAAGACAATTAAACCTTCAATGTCCAAAATTGAAGCAATTCAAAATATGGGACAAAAGGCTATTGGTGAAGTAACAGGATTTACACCAGAAACAGCAGAGTTTGTTGCTAAAGACTTGGCTGCTAAATTTGATAATACTGTTGGTAGTGTATTGCCATTCTTTACTAAAAAAATTAGTCAAGCAAGCACACGATTTTTAGGTGCAGATAAAGCAGCAGAGATTTCTGACAAATTAACAAGTTATGTTGATAAGCCTGTTGGCAAAGCATTTGGTATTACTAATGATCCTGTTTATCAGAATGAAGCTCTTGGTAAAATTATGAACTTTATTGGTGAAAACAAAGAAAAAGGCGATCAATGGATTGCAAATAAAACAGGCATTAATAAAAATGATGTAGCCTTTTTTTCTGATTTAGCATTAATTAAAGCAGGCGAAGTTGGTGCAAAAGCAACAGGTAAGGCAGCAGGGCAAATTAGTCAACAATTTGAAGAAGCTAAAAAAGAATTTCCTGTTGCAGGAATGAATAAACCAGTAACAAAACCTACTGTAACACTTGAGCCATTAGAACAAAAGTCAACATTATCTGGTGCTGGTGCTGCTGAAGTTGGTCAAGAAAATTTAAGAATTGCTAGAGCAAAAGAATTACCAATTCCTATTGAATTATCAAAAGATCAGGCAACAAGAAGCCCAGCCGATGTAAGATTTGCTAGAGAAACCGCTAAAGATCCAGTATTAGGTCAACCATTACAAGAAAAATATGCGTCTGATAATGCAAAAATTCAACAAAATTTAAATCAATTTATACAAGATACAGGTGCTGAATTTTCTGAAGCTGGCACACCTAAACTTGGTGAAATGTTAGTAAATACTGTAGAACCTTATAAAAACACTAGAAAAGCTGAAATTGAACCGGCATATACTCAAGCAAAAGAAGCCGGTCATATGAGTGAACCTCTTGAAATAAATCCACTTCAAAAATTTGTAGAAAAAAATGCATCAGCTTCTAAAAATGCACCAATTATTAATGCAATAGAAAATGAAATAAGTCGTTTATCAAAAGATGGGAAAATCACCATTAATGATTTAGAAGAAGTTCGCAAAATGGTAAATGTTTTACGTCAAGATGCAGGACCAAATTCTTATTATGGTAAAAATGCCATAAGAATTATTGATAAAATGACCGAAAATAAAGGCGGTGAGTTATATCAAAAAGCAAGAAAATTAAATGCTGATTATATGACGGAATTTGAAGACACTCCTGTTCTTAAAAATATATTTTCAACAAAACGTGGTACAACGCAACGTGCAATTGCTATTGAAGATTTAGTTGAAAAATCTTTATTAAAAGGACCTAAAGACGATGTTGTTAAATTATTTTCTACGTTAGAGAAATCTGGCCCTGAAGGTGCAACAATGATTAATGAGTTGCGTGGTTATGTAGCTCAAAAAATTAAAGATGAAGCCACTAAAGGAGTTTCATTAGATATTAATGGTTTGCCTTATGTATCAACAAAAAACTTAGACACAATTATTAAAAATTTAGATAAGAGTGGAAAGTTAGAATATATTTTTGGAAAAAAAGGTGCTGAACATTACAGAACTCTAAATGATGTTACTAAAGATTTACAAACAATTCCACAAAACGTAACAAATCCTAGTGGGACTGCTGCAACATTATTAGGTGCATTAACAGAGATGGGCGTACAAGGTGCAACAACTGGTATCCCTATTCCTATTGCAATGATTGGGAAACAAATATATAAAAATCAAAAAACTAAAAGTCAACTCAAAAAAATAAGTGATTTTGTTAATTACAGCAAGGAAAATAAATGAGCGTCTTACTTTCACCAATTGGGAATGGATTCCAATTCTTAACCACCACAGGACTGCCTTTAAATGGCGGTCTGTTATATACCTATCAAGCAGGTTCTAGCACTCCTTTAGCCACCTATTCTGATAATGCCGGTAATGTAGCCAATGCAAATCCAATTGTCTTGGGAGTCGATGGTAGACCGGCCACAGAAATTTGGGTAACGTATGGATATAGTTATAAATTTGTATTGTGCGATAGCAATGGTAATGTGATTCAGACTTATGATAATCTTTATGGTATCTTGCAGACTGCACCAACAGTATCGGCAACAGTTCCTAGTGGATTAATTGCTATTTGGTCAGGCTCATTAGGCTCTATTCCTAGTGGCTGGGTATTATGTAATGGTCAAAATGGAACTCCAGACCTTAGAAACTCATTTATTTTAGGTGCAGGAGCAACTTATGCAGTAGGTTCAACAGGTGGTTCTGCTGATTCTGTTTTACCTAGTCATACTCATGCTGCAACTGTTACAGACCCTGGTCACTTTCATAATCAAAATTATGGTGGGGGATCAACAAATCCTGCAGGATTGACTGCACCATCAGGTACACCTATTGCTGTTGGTGGATCAAATACCGCATCAGCAACAACAGGTATTTCAGTTGCTAACGCTTCTGCTGGTGTTAGTCCTACAGGTGGTAATATGCCTCCATATTATGCTTTGGCATATATACAAAAGACTTAATCATGGAAATGCAAAATTTATTAAACATAGGCATTGGTGCAGCACTAGCTTGTTTAGGTTGGTTTGCTAGACAGTTATGGGAAGCTACGCAAAATCTTAAAGATGATTTAAAAAAATTAGAAATTGATTTGCCAACAAACTATGTTCGTAAAACTGACATTGATGCAAGGTTTGACAAGTTAGAAGCCATTTTAGATAAACTGTTTGATAAATTAGATAATAAGGTGGATAAATGAGCCTAGACCCAATTTCAGCAGCATTAGATTTAGGTAATACTTTAATTACTCGAATCTTTCCAGATCCAGCTCAAGCAGCCAATGCAAAGTTGGAATTAATCAAATTACAACAGTCTGGTGAACTTGCATCGATGATTGCACAGACTGACATCAATAAAGCAGAGGCTTCAAATCCATCTTTATTTGTATCAGGATGGAGACCAGCAATTGGTTGGGTAAGTGCTTTAGCGTTAGCCTACCAATATTTATTGAGGCCACTATCAGGCACTATTGCCGGTATATTCGGAATTGTAATTCCACCATTGCCAGGCTTAGATGATAATCTATGGCAATTAATGATGGGAATGCTTGGTATGGGTGGACTCAGAACTTTTGAAAAAGTTCAAGGAGTGGCTTCAAAATGAAAGTAAAAGATCATGTTTTATTAATTTGTGCCTGGTCATTGGTTTGTGTCATTGTGGCCATGTTACTCATGTTTATCTATGCCATTTTAGATCCGTCAGTCGATGATACTGAAGTATTTAAAATTATTGGGCCAAGTTTTCAAACTGTCATTGGCGGATTTATTGGTTTAATAACCGGCATTAAAATTGGAGAAAAATAATGACTCAACTAACTGAACACTTTACTTTAGAAGAATTAACTGTCACTAGCCACAGAGAGTTTGACAATACTCCTAATGATGTTGAAATCGCGAATCTTCAAAGATTAGCTGAATTTTTAGAAACAGTTAAAACTGTCTTAGGTGGCAAGCCGGTGATGATTAATTCAGCGTTTAGGTCTAAACAGGTCAATGATGCAGTCGGATCTAAGGATACTAGTCAGCATCGTGTTGGATGTGCAGCCGACATTAGGGTGCCAGGCATGACACCAAATGAAGTCATCCAGACCATCATGGCATCCGATATAGCTTATGATCAGATTATTAGGGAATTTGATTCTTGGACTCATATCTCCATCCCTAATGAAATAGGTGGCACTCCAAGAAAGAAAGCATTAGTGATTGATAAAACAGGAACAAGAATTTACTCATAAAGGAATAATATGAAATTCAAAATTGAAGGTAAGCACCACGAAAGTAAAAAAGGCCATTACATTGTTGAGCGTGAGCATGAAAAGAAAGAACACAATGAATTGGTCCGACTTGAAAAAAAACTAGATAAACATATGTCTTTACCGGCAGAGAAAGCTCATGGCCAAGAAGCTCATCCGCTGCCGAATATGCGTAAACCTTAATTCTTTTGTGTTGGAGGAATCCAGCCAAGTGCTTTAAATCGTTTAACGATGTCGGTATATTTGGCTGGAATATATTTCCAATTAGGATTCTTCCAACCTGGCTGATGATTGTTCATATTCCTACTTTAATCTTTAAATGATTTTGAAATACAATTTGATGCGACTTGGCTGAATTAAATTGGTTTGTGCCAATCGGTGCATGGTAGAAATTACGCTCCAACATTAATGCACCAATATCTTGCTTTTCGCCTTTAACGTATTTAAATAAAAAGTTTTGTGGCGATATTGTGTGAATTGTGGCAATTGCTGCCTCAACTCGTTTTACATAAAACTCTTTTTCTTCTTTCTCTAAACTAGCAAAGTCCTCTGGTGTCATTTTGCTCGATGCCATTCGTAGTAATTCTTTTTGATCCGGACTTAACATACACTTCCCCTTGTGTTTTCGACTAAAAAAATAGTTAAACTGCAAATAAATAAAGCAACTAAAAAACAAAAGAATATAAATCTCATTTATTATCTCCAAATAAATTAAAGTGAACAATTAGACAAAATATATATCCAAAACAAAATATAACTAAATCGCTTAGAAATGTTTGAATCATTATTTATGCCCCCAAATTAAATAACCCAACCAAAATCCCCAGGCTACTGCCAATAAAAGTGATGCTAAATAATCTTTTAGTTTCATTTTTCTCTCGCTTTCTTAAACTGTCCAATATCTGACATTAAATTGTTTGCATCAATGATTTGTTTTAGTGTTGTTATTTCTACATCTTTATCATGCAACATATTGTGATAGCGTTCAATTTCTTTTGCTTGGTCTAGGAGCATATTTGCTGCCGCGAAAAGTTGTTCTCTGTTGCCTAACCAGTTTTTTAAAGCATCTGCTAATTCGTCTGGTGTCCATTTCATATAAGATGGTTTAAGCCTTAAAGTCATTTCTCACTCGCTTTCTTTAAATAATTATTACTAAAATATTGCTTGGAAAATTCTTGGCATTCATTAAGTGTTTTGAAATATCTTTTTTCCATCGGTGTTTGCGAACAAATGACTGTTATTTCATACATATCATTCTTTAATTCAATGTTTCGATAAGTACTCATTTTTCACTCGCTTTCTTTAATAACTCTCTGCCAAACATTAAAATATGTTGTTCATGTCCCCAGTTTGGAAACATTTTCCAAGCGTCAATTATTTCATCATCAGTTAATTCACGAGGTTTATATTTTTCAGGCAAAGGTCTTGCTTCGGCATAAAACTTTTCCACTTGTTCTTTGCGAAAAATATCATCGTCTTCATCAATCAATTCTTTAAAATCATTTAAAACTTGTTCATTTGCCTTTTGAATCAATTGATACTTTAAATCTTGATTGGAAATCTTTAAATCTGCTATTTCTTGTGCTTGTTGACGCAACATATCAGATATTTCTTCAAGAAATGGATTGTGATTTTCACTTTCAACTATTTCTATTAATTCATTTGCAGTCATTTGTCACTCGCTTTCTTTATAGGCAAACAAAGTAATTAATTCAACTCTGGTGTAATTTCCATAACATCCATCATCGAAACTAATTCTTGGACCGCCAGCAATAGATAAACTTTCAATAACCCCTTCAGATTCATCATCTATCAAAATGACTCGATCTCTTATCTTTGGTTCACGAGAAATAGATAATTGAGTAATTTGTTTTTTTAAATTATTAATTTCTTGTGCTTGTTCTTTAATTTTATTAACTGCTTTAATGTTTAAATCGGTAGAAGATGCTTGAATGCCTAATAAATCTTTTAACTTTTGTATTTCTTTTTCTTGCATTTCACATTTATTTTGCAATGAAATAATAAAACTTGGATTTTCTCTCAATAATTCATCTAATTCATTTGCAGTCATTTTTCATTCGCTTTCTTTAAAATAAATTTAGTCCATCCCCAAATATCAAAAACACTTCCCCCATCGGAAATAAATTTTTCCAACTCCTTAGCTATTTCTTCATCAGTTAATTTACGCATTGGATGGGTGTAAACAGGCATATAGCCATCTATTTCATGTTCATATATATTAAAAAAATAACCACAATCTGGTGAATATTCTTTTTTAATCCAAGCTACAGGCAACTGTTCGGAATTTTCGATTGGTTCACTTTCTTCTTCTGGTGGTTTAGGTAACGGCATCCAATGGGTAACATCCATTATTCGAAGCGGTGGCACAGCATGGAACCATGTCGTTCCCAAGTAAAATGCAAAATATATCTTTGGCACATTGATGCCCCTAGAAACTCGTAAATCGTAGGCTAAGACCACGTTGCTATTATCAGGCAGCCTATCATTAACACTAATCCATTTGTTCATTTTTCTAACCTCACTTTACCCATGTATTCCCAATCTATAAGATTAATTATTTTTTTTGAAATAAATCTCATAACTCCATTTTTAGTATCGTTATAGGCATAAAGGTATTGAACATCAAAAGTATCTTCATCGTAATATTCTTTTGTCTCTGGTTCTGCCTTAATTCTTGCATCGTCACAATAATCAAATGAACCCAATCTTGTAATTTCATACCATTCTTTAGTTTGGAAATTCCATCCCTCACATTGTTTACCATCAAGAAATGCTCTAATAACCTCTGCGTGTTTATGCTTCATTTTTAGTTCCTTCATTTTCATCTAACCAATCAAGGTATTTACCAATAATTACACTACTTGATGGTGATTTATTTTTAATCAACAAATCAACCAAATAAGACTTTTGTCGATTTATCTTCTCAGAAAATTTAATTGCCTGGTCAAGCTGATCTTGATACTTTTTTAGTATTTCATCCATTTATTTCTCCTCTGGTGGGTTTGGTAATGGCATCCAATGGGTGACAGTGTGTAACTCACCTCGATCACTGAACCATTTGCCATTCATTAAAAATCCAATATCAATTTGGAATTTGTCATCGCTAAAAACAATTACATCTTCAGCAATCTTTGGCAGCCGATCGTCAATGCTGGTCCATTCACTTAAAGTTAATTGAATCATTTCTTTCTAGCCTCCATCATTGCATCAGCCCAAACATAAGACCATCTAACTTTATGGTCTAGCCAATTTTCTGTTTTAGTAGTATTTGTTGGTGTGTACCTTTTTTCCCCATTTAAATAAGATGTCGCAATAATAGTTTCTGACCACTCTTTTTTAGGAAAAAGTAATGGTACTTCTGGTGCATGAGCAGCAAAAAAATCTCTTAAATCCATACCTTCTTGACCCCAAGCACCTTCTTGGTTTTTAGTTGTTACTGGAAATGCTTTCATATATTTTGCTCCATTAATGTTCATTTTTTACATACCCAAAGAAATCATCCAGCTGATAACCTTTTCTCCGGAGTGCCACTTGCAGCTTAATTAATGCTCTTTTATAGCATTCAAAAACAGCACTTTCATTTTCTCCAAGCTCTTGTGCAATCATTGGAAAAGTTGCAACTGTATCTAAATTAAGTTTTTCAATAGTTTTCATTTACATCCTTAAACTTAACATTAAGGTCGTATAACGCATCTTGGATTAAATCCAATTTCTGCTGTGGTTTTAATGCATCAAAAGTGGGTGGGAACTCAACTACCCATCCTAAATAATCTTTTTGTACTACTTTAAGATTGATTACCATTTAATTGCTCCTTAATTATTTCATCTGTTAAATTATTTAATATTTCTCGCACTACATCAATGGATTCTAGGTCTGGTTCATTCTTGAATGACACTAGGCAATCTTTACCAAAGATTGAAACTTGGTAATCATCCATGAATGGCCTCGACAGTTACAACAATCTTTCCACCTTTCATTACTGGCTTTCTTAAAATGCTCAGCTCATCAATCTGCGAATCATCATCCCAAACACCAGCAGCAGTCAATGAATCCAAAATTGCTTTAAATCTGTTGTCGAGATCATCTTTTCTTTTGGTAGCCGGCCAATAATCAATATGAACTCTTACTGGCTGAATACCAAATTTAATAGGATAAAACTGAGAAACGATGTTACATACAGTCTTTTTATATTCTTTGCCCTTGGTGCTGATGTGCATATGGTGACCAGAACGTCTGTAATAGACATTGTTGCTAAGCGGTACTGGGAATGACATAAAGGAGATCATCATTTTTTCATTGCTTTCATGGCTTGAGCTTCTTTTTTCATTTTGGCTTTCTTTTCTTTATCGGCCTTACTGTCCATTTTTACTTTGGCAGTCTTAAAATCTGAATCATCAATATCAAAAATGGTCCATTCTTTAGGAAATAAATTAACTGCTGGGGGACTATATTTATAATCCTCCAGCAACCAATCAAGAGTTACCTCAGAATGGGAGATCGCCATCTTGAGCCGGTGTTTCAGCAAAATCTGCATTTGCAGAACCTTGAACTCCAAAGTCCTCCGCAGCAGTGGTTTTACCACCACCTAATGCTTCTCCATCAGCTACCTTTTGGAGATTGTTTAGGTAAAAGGTAACTCCTTTGGCCATATTGGAATCATAGGCTGATGCCATAATGGAGGCTCTGCAATAGTCACCAGACACAAATTCTGTGCTATTGATGATCTCTTTGCCTTTCAAATCAATTACTCCAGGCTTCTCTGTAGATTTACAACGCAGATAGAAGTGGCCATGATATTCCTCACTGTGTGGAGTGCCATCTTGCTTATTGCCATCACCATCTTTCAATGGATTCTTAAGTCCTTTAACCTTGGACAAATCTCCAAACTTCTTTTCTAAGGCTGCTTTCATGGCTGCCTTGATTTTGGTGATGCCATCGACATCAGTCTTTGGAATCAACAACTCTACTGAGTAAGACATTTTGCCATCAAGGCCTTCTCTTGGAGTATGCCAGGCTAAATAGGATGCACGAACTTTATTGGTAACTACTTTCATTTTTCACTCTTTTCACAAAATTGGAGCATTTTATCCAGATGCTCCGGACTGGTACTAATTAATAATTGGTAAACCAAACTGCTAGGCCATAACCTAATGCAATGCCGAAAACTATTACGATGAAGTAATCAATTAATGGTGTTTTCATTTTTCCCTCACTAATAAGGCAAACAATAAAGTAAATGCAATCGTTTGCGTTGGATATTTGACAATTAAAAAAGCTGAAAAGATTAAGAAGGCAATTGCAACTGCAAGCAAAATGACCAAAACAATGTATTCAAATATTTTTTTTAAGATGTTCATTTGATTACCTCGGCTAATTTAAGTTCGCCAGTTTCGCCATCGTAAGTCAATTTTATGTTGTCAAAACTATTTGTTAATTTATGCAAACCAAAAATATTTGATTTAGATACATATCCAAATAAAACAATATCAGGCTTTGGTTCTGGTTTAATGCGATATTCTTCATCGTCATACCAACCAGGACATTCAGAATCTATCCAAGTTATTTTAGATATTCGTCTTTCAATCTTTGCACCATCAGCCCAAGCTTTAATTAATTCTGCGTGTATGTGTTTCATTTCTTTTCCTTTTCTCTAATTAAATTTAACTGCATGAAATAACTTTAAACTACTTTTAATAACAAAACAATACTTTTTTAATAAATATTTTGTAATTATTTAAAATTAAATGCTAAACTGTAATTTCTTAAGAAAGGAATTACATGAAACAACCTAGAAATTTTAATAAATTATTGTTGGAGTTTGGAACTGCCAAAGCTGTTGCCATCGATTTGGATGTATCGGTGCAATCAGTCTATATGTGGGCCAAGCTAGACCGAGTGCCTACTCGTTATTTAAAGAGGATTGAAGAATTAACTGAAGGCAGAATCAAGCCGGCTGATCTTAGACCGGATTTATTACCAAATTTTAACAACCCAAAACTTTACATGAACCCTATTAACCAAATCGAACAGGAAGACGAATAATCATGGCATACCACTCACCACTCTCAGCAAGTTCTTTACCTCGCATTGCACTCTGCCCAGCCTCATATCGCATGAGCATTGGCATCCCCAATAAATCCAATCCAGCAGCAGAACGTGGGACTCGGATTCACGAAATGGCTGAATTACTTGGAAAAGGCGAAGAAGTTATTACAGAAGATCAAGAAGGTTTAGAATGGGCCAATGCTTACCTTAATTATATTAGTGATTTTGTGTGTGGACATTATGAACTTGAAACAAACTTAACAGAGGCATTAATGACTGTTCATCCTCTTTTGGGTGGAACTGCTGATGCTATTATTGTCAACGATAATGAATTACACATTGTTGATCTAAAGACCGGCAGAGGGGTTGTAAAGACCAATTCTATTCAACTAAAAACCTATGCTTTAGGTGCTTGGATTTTACATGGTCAGCCAAATGTAACTATTTATTGCCACATCTTTCAACCGCATTATGCCCAGCAACTACCGGCTCAATATAGTTATGATGACATGGTGGCATTTGAAATTGAATTAAAAGCACTTGCAGAAAAGGCTGAAGATCCATTCCAAGATCCAACTCCATCCTATACAGCTTGTAAATATTGCAATGGTAAAACAGTTTGCCCATCCATCAAAGATAAAGCAATTGAAGTGGCTAAACAGGAATTTAAGCCATCAGAGCATTTAGCAGATTTGCCTGAATTGCTTGATACTGCTGAAATGTTAGAAGGTTGGATTGACGCAGTCAGAGAGGCAGCCAAAGACATAATGAATACTGGTGGCTTTGTAGCTGGATGGTCAATGGCCAAAGGCAGAAAGATGCAGAAGATTAAAGATGCACAGGCAGTCGTTGAACTATTTAATAATAATCCAGCCATCTTTGAGCTTAAATCAATTACTCAACTCAAGAAGTCTGGCTTTGATGTGCCGGCTGATCTGATTGATGAATCCTTATCTGCACCATCATTAAAGAGGTCTAAATGAGCGTAAAAGTCGATTGGCAAGATCATCAATTGGCATTGCTGAAAGAGTATTATCCGCATGAAACTGCTGCTCAGGTGGCGGTTTTATGCAATAAGAATGTGATGCAAATCTATCGCAAGGCAAAATTATTGGGACTAAAGAAATCTGAAGAATTTAATAAATCAGACAAAAGTGGCCGAGTCCAATTAGGTAAAATGTCAGAAGCAATGAAGGCAACCCAATTTAAGCCTGGTCAAAAGTCATGGAACAAAGGTAGGAAAGGGTTTCCATCTTTAAGTCCGAATAGCGTTTTTAAAAAAGGATCAATGCCAATGAATACTTTACCGATCGGTAGTTATCGCATTGTAGTTGATAGCAAAACCGCAAGAAAGACATTGGAATTAAAGGTGAGTGATCAGCCTGGACCAGCAAAGAATCGCTGGAAGTCGGTGCATCGATTGGTTTGGGAACAGGCTTATGGTCCAATACCTGAGAAGATGGTCATTCGTTTTAAAGTCAATCCTCCACCGCTTGATCCAGAGCTAATTACTGTGGATATTTTAGAAATGGTTTCATTAGCTGAAAATCGAGTTAAAAATTCACTTTGGGAGATGATGCCAAAGGAATTGGCTCAAGTATCGCAGCTGCGTGGAGTATTGAATAGAAAAATTAATAGCACAAGGAAAAATCATGGAAAATAATACAATAAAAGAACTTAGATCTCATTTATTTGATGCCCTAAGAGGCCTTAAAGACGGCAGCATGAAGATTGAAACTGCACAGGCCATGTCAGATGTTAGTCAAACCATTATCAACTCAGCCAAGATGGAGGTCGACTATATTAAGGCTACTGGCAATACATCTCAAGCAATTTCATTTGTGGATGTGCAAGAAGATGATCCAGTAGAGAGAATTGTGGATAATTTACCGAATGGGATAACGAGTATTGTCCGCCACCGGATTAAATAGTGATAAACTAAATCCTTAAAGTAAAAAGCCATCACTCTCAATGATGGCTTTCTTTTCCTAAACTTTACTTCTCACACCTAATATGAATAATAACATAAATCTACAGCAAAAACCATCGATAACTGTTGATGGATATACCTATTACCTACCTAATCCAGATAGAATCCCACAGGTTTTAAAGGATATTCCAAGGTGGGTGACATGGAAGGCAGTCGCGAATAATGGCGATAAACCTCGGAAGGTTCTTTATGATCCAAACTTATTAGATCAGTATGGTAAGTCCAATGATCCGGATACCTGGTCATCTTTTGAGAAGGCATTAACCTCATTCGAGGAAGGCGATCGAGCTGGCATTGGTTTTGTTCTTAATAATGATGGCCTAGTCGGTGTGGACCTTGATAACTGCGTAGATGAGAAAGGAACAATCTCACCAGAGGCAATCGACTTTCTTAAAAAGCTCCAGCCAAGTTACTGTGAGTATTCTCCAAGTCGCAAAGGTCTAAGGGCATTGGGATACGCAGAACCGCTCACAAAGGGCATCAATGGCTCATTTAATACCCTCCAAGTGGAGATGTACTCTACCGGCAGATATTTAACTATTACTGGCGATGTGATCAAGGATAAAGGGATTCAGAAGATGCCGAACTTTAATAGTTTGGCCAATCAGATTAGTCCTCAAAAGGTGGTGGCAATTATTCCAGCACCGAATAGTGATCAAGAGTTTTATGTAGATACAAACCGAAATAACTATTTATTTAAGTTTGCATCGAAGGCAAGAAATGTTATTTCTAGCGAATATATATTACTACAGGCCATTTTGGAGGAGAATAATCGAGTATGTAAGCCACCACTTACAGAACATGAGATTAGGGCTACCATCTTAAAGACAGTATCCAATTATGAATTTACTCCAGAGATTTCATTACCGAATCAAGACTTTCAAGTAAATAGCGATGGCGAAGTAATCCAAGATATTGATTGCCTGCAATTTGATATTACTAATTTAGAAATAACGAAAAAAGGGCAGATTACCAATACAAACGACAATTTGTATGCTGCCTTAAATCAATTGAAACTCAAATACGATGAGTTTACCCAGCAAATCATGCTCTACGACAAAAACGATTTTAGGGCGATTCGTGAAACGGACTTTTTTAGTCTATCAATGCAATTAGAACGACATGGCTTTGCAACTCCATCCAAGTCGAATTTAATGGATTGTGTATATAAAGTGGCTCACGATCAGCGATTTGATTCAGCGATTGAATGGGGTAATTCCCTCAAATGGGATGGCATTAAACGTATTGATCATTTATTTAGTACTTATTTTGGTGTCGAATCCTCAGCCAGAGAGATGGCTTATTCTCAATATTTTGCGACTGCAATGGCCGGCAGATTACTTGAGCCTGGCATTAAAGTGGACATGGCCATTGTTTTAATTGGTAAAGAAGGTATGAGGAAGTCATCAGCAGTTAATGCTTTAGCTCCGATACCAGATACCTATGCAGAACTGAATTTTCACGATATTGATAACAAAGACAGCAAAATGCTACTGAATGGCAAACTTATTGGCGAATTGGCAGAACTGCAAGGATTAAGGTCCAAAGAGGCAAATATGATCAAGGCATGGGTAGTAAGGCAAGTTGAGGAATATCGGCCCCCATTCGCTAAATTAAATGTTCGCATCCCCAGACGATGTGCATTTATTGGCACAACCAATGATGATGAATTTCTCAGCGTTGGTGAAAATAATCGTAGGTGGCTGCCACTTGATGTAGTCAATCAAGCGGATATTGAGGCACTCATTGCCGATAGAACACAGATTTGGGCAGAGGCAATTCATACTTTTAAAGAGTCTGGAGTGCTGTTTAGGGATGCAGAAACGTATCAAAAAGAAGTAAACGACACCTACTCAGTCATTGATGAATCGCTCCAAGATAAGATTGAAGAGTATATTAAATTGAATTATCAGCAGTCATATAAAGTGTCTGAAATCTGCATGGGCATCCAAAGTAATCCATTTAATGCACCGACAAAAGGGGAACAAATGACAGTAGCAAGAATGCTTAAACATCTTGGATTTGAGAAAAAACGCATTGGAACGACGAGAACTGTGGTGTGGCAAAAGCCTAAAAAGTGACACACCTATCAAAGGTGTGTCTTTTTTTAAACAAAATTAAGACACACCTCAATAAAAAATGACATACCTCAATGACACACCTTTTTAAAAAAAATTATTTTATGAATCAATACCTTGACATACCTGACATACCTTTTTTAATATTTATTATTATTTATATAAATATAGGTATTTATAGGTATATATACATATTTGGCACTATATAAGGAAATGGTAGGTGTGGTATACCTAGTGTGTCACATCTAAAAATCACTTAAAACGGAGAGGAAAATGGATGATCGAGTTTATTGCAAAAATTGTGTGTCAATGCCGAATGAGTTGGCCAATGGTGAATACAAAACTTGGAAAGGGCAATGCAAAGCTGGTGATCCTTGGTGGACTCCAGATTTAAAAAATCGATGCACCAAGTATCAAGAAAAAAAAGTTGTTGTTGAAGAAATATTTTGGGATTAAATTTTGTTTCCCACAAAATAAAAGTTTTGTTATAAAATGAGTCATCTCATGGTGAGATTTCTTTGCAAAGGAAAATTAAAAATGAATTATGGTAAACCAGCATCAGGCGAGAAAATGCCTAAAGGCGTAGTATCTAGCGACAAAACAGGCATGAAAAAAGGATCAGAGTCTGGTCCAAATAGTTTAAAAGGCACTAAAGGCGAATCAGGTGAAATGATTCCTAAAGGTGCAACTGCAAGTGATATGTCTGGCGAGCGTAAAGCTAAACTTGTTGGCGGTGTTGCAATGGGCAAGGCTGATGGCATTGGTATGAGAGATGCAAGTCACATGGGTAAAAACGATGGTATGTTAGGCGAAATGAAGGGCGGCAGCTCTGAAAAAGTCGTTTATGACCATAAACGCATGGTTCATCCACAAGATTAATAAAACAAAACCCCTAATACTTTGTCGAGTGTTAGGGGTTTCTAACATCAAATAGGATAATTATTTAATGTCTGAAAATCATTTTAAAAGTAACTGCGGAAACTGTAAACATTTCAGCGAACCCAATAATATTTTAGGTTCATGTCGCAGATACCCTACTTATCAAAACAGGCATTCTACAGATATCTGTGGTGAATATGCCCAAAGTTCAACATTTGGAGCATTGGACAACATTGTTCAAGAAATAACCAAAGAATCCATTCAAGCTGAAGTGGCTGCAATGAAACCCAAAGCAGGAAGGCCTAAAAGAAATGTTGCTTAAACCTTTACACGATAAAATTGTAGTCAAACCCATTGAACGAGTTAAATCGTCTTTGATTCATGTGATTATGGATGAGAAAGACAACATGGGAACTGTAATCGCAGTCGGACCAGGCAAGAAATTACCTAATGGCAGACGTGAAGAAATGCCGGTTTTAGTCGGCTCATTTGTCAGATTTGGCACAATGGGCAAAGACGAATATTTAAAATACACAGAATACTTTGAAAATAATGAGCGTTATCTGGTCATGTCATGGTCGGATATTTGCTTTGAACAGGAGGCAGCGTGATGATTAAATCATCTGAAATGTCGTTTAAATATAAGCGTTTATTATTTATAAGTAAAATATTGGATAAATTACTAGAACATTTTGAAATTGAAATTTATGAAGAAGAAAGTCGTTTAAGAAATAAAATTTATAAAAATTCAAGATTACATAAAAAGGCTTCAAGTATTGTTACTAAAGGAGAAATAAATGCCATTAATTAAATCTAAATCAGAAAAAGCTGTGCCTAAAAACATCAAAAAAGAGATAGAAGCAGGTAAACCACAGAAACAAGCAGTAGCAATAGCACTTAATGTACAACGTGAAGCAAAGAAAGGTAAAAAGAAATGAAAATAGAATTTCACATCGATCAAATTAACGAAATGATGAAGTATTTAGATGAAGTACCTCATAAGTATGCGAGAGGACTCATTGAATACATTCAAGCTCATGTAAATAAACAAATAACACCGAAGCCTCCACAACCTCAAAATGTTGAGGAAAAACAAGATTCTACAATAGATGGAATTACAATTAATTTTGTTCCGGCTGAAGAACCAGTAGCGTAAATATATAATTTTATTAATCAATTACTTAACTTTTGATACAAATGGCAGAACGTGGCGCACCTGAAGGCAATAAAAATTCTGTGAAAGGAAAACTCTTTCATGGAGAATTGCGTAAAATTTTAGTGCAAGATGATCAGCGTAAATTGCGTAAAATTGCAGAAAATTTAGTTAAGGCTGCCGAGGAATCAGAGGCATGGGCAATTAAAGAGATAATGGATCGCATGGATGGTAAGGCCATTCAGTCCACAGATATTACGACTGATGGCCAAGTAGTTAACAGTATTCATGTTGCATTTGTAAAGCCAAATGAGTGAAGTTGATGGAGCAATAGCCAAGGCTGAATTCCCATTTAAGATGTCGACCTTGTTCGACAAATCACGTTACAAGGTTTACTGGGGTGGTCGAGGTGCAGGCAAATCTCATTCAGTAGCTAAAGCATTATTAATTTTAGGTGCTAAGTCACCGATTCGCATCTTATGTGCCAGGGAATACATGACATCGATGCGTGATTCGGTGCATAAATTATTAAGTGATCAGATAGAATTATTGGGATTAGAATCCTTTTATGAAATTCTACAATCCAATATCAAGGGCAAGAATGGCACAGAATTTAGTTTTGTCGGCCTTAAAAACAATACTGCTAATATCAAATCATATGAAGGTGTGGATTATTGTTGGATAGAGGAAGCACAGTCTGTTACCAAATCCTCATGGAATATTCTCATTCCAACCATCCGAAAAGAAAACTCTGAGATATGGGTGACATTCAACCCAGAACTTGAAACCGATGAAACTTTTCAGCGTTTTGTGCAACATCCACCTGAGAACGCAATTATTCAAAAGATTAACTGGTCAGATAATCCTTGGTTTCCGGAAACTTTGAACCTTGAGCGCATCTCACTCAAGAATCGTGATCCTGAATCCTACAATACAGTTTGGGAAGGAATGTGCCGAGTTACTGTTGATGGTGCTATTTTTGCCAAGGAGATGCAACAGGCTGAGATGGATAACCGAATCACTAGAGTGCCATACGATGCCATTAAGCCAGTTCATGCAGTCTTTGATTTGGGCTGGGCTGACCATACTGCGATATGGTTTGTGCAGTTTATTGGGTTAGAAATCCGATTAATTCGATATATGCAGGCCAATCAACAGACGATTAGTTGGTATTTGGCTGAGATGCAAAAGTTTGGTTATCACTTTGATACGCTGTGGCTGCCACATGATGCAGCTGCTAAATCATTAGGATCAGGGCGATCGATCGAGGAGATTGTGCGTAGTGCTGGATATAAAGTGCAGATACTGCCAAGAGTGCCGGTGACTGATTCCATTAATGCAGCCAGAACTATTTTTAATAAATGCGTGTTTGATCGTGAGAACTGTGGCGATGGCCTGCAATGTCTAAGGCATTATCGGTATGATGTTGATGAGAGTGGCGCATGGTCACAGAAACCATTGCATGACCAATATTCCCATGGTGCTGATGCATTTAGGATGCTAGGTCTTTTAGTTAATGAGCCAAAGAAAACAGTAAAAAGACCAGTTAATATTGAACGTGGCTCATGGATGAGTTAAAATTGCAAAAATTACAAGGGTAAATTATGGCCGAAGAAATCATAGAGCAAGATGACAGAATCTATCAAGCGATGGAATTTTTACGTCAGGTGAATGATGTAGATTCAAATAATCGTGCTGAAGCTCTTGATGATGTGCGTTTCTCTAATGGTGATCAATGGCCTGTTGACGTGCAAAACAGTCGTTTACTTGAAGCCAGACCATGTCTAACCATTAATAAAGTCGATGCGTATTGCCGACAGATTGTCAATCAAATTCGTGAACAAAGACCTAGAATTAAAGCTCATGGCATGAATACTCAAACGGATGAAAAGCAGGCACAAATCATTACTGGGATGTGCCGACACATTGAATTACAGTCCGATGCCGACCAGGCTTATATTAATGCAGTCGATTATGCGGTTCGCATGGGCTGGGGATATATCCGAGTCCATACCGATTATGTGAAGGATGATAGTTTTGACCAAGAGATTTATATTCGACCAATTGAAAATCCTTTTACTGTGTATTTTGATCCCAATTCCATCATGGCTGATGGATCTGATGCCGAGCGCTGCCTTATCACTACCTTAATGAGTAAAAAGGCATTTAGTGCCATGTACCCTGATGCTGAAGTAGATCAAGGGTTTGTCAGTCGAGGGACTGGCGATGTCATTGGCGATTGGGTGCAAAAGGAAGAAATCAGAATTGCCGAATATTGGTATTCAGTCAGAGAATCTGTAGAGTTAATGCAGTTATCAGATGGCTCAAGCATCTACGCTGATGAAGTTGATAAAAAGTTAATGGAAAAATTAGGCGTTGAAGTTATTAATAGAAGGCCTACAGTTCGTAAAAAGATTAAATGGGCTAAAGTAACTGCCATGCAAGTGTTAGAAGAAGGCGATTGGGCAGGTCGTTATTTGCCGATTATTCCTGTTTATGGTCAAAGCACCATTGTCCAAGGTAAACATAAGCGTTTTGGCTTAGTTAGAATGGCTAAAGATCCGCAAAGGATGTATAACTATTGGTCAACTGCTCTGACTGAAACTGTCGCACTTGCACCTAAAGCAAAATGGATATTGGCTGAAGGACAGGATGAAGGGCATGAGCAAGAATGGGCTGATGCCAACAATGCAAGTAAGCCATATCTGCGTTATAAACAAACTGACATCGATGGCAGACCAGCTCCACCACCAGTAAGACAATCACCTGAACAACCTCCTACTGGAGTAATGGCTGCAATGCAGTCAATGAATTTAGATTTACAAGCAGTCATCGGTATTTACGATCCAAATCAGTTACCCCAAGGCATTCAATCCGGTAAAGCAATCCAAGGTCAGCAGATGCAAGCTGACATGACTAATATGCACTATTACGACAACTTAACTCGCAGTATTCGACAAGTTGGTAGAGTAATACTTGATTTAATCCCTCATATTTATGACACAGAACGTGCCATGCGTATTATTGGTGACGATGGTAAGCCTGAGATTATGACGATTAATGAACGCAAGATGGATGAATCTGGCATTGAGCGTATTTTGAACGACATGAGCGTAGGTGAATATGACATTGTGATGGATACCGGACCAGGCTATAACTCCAAACGTCAAGAATCTGTTGAGGCCATGATGGCATTATTCCAAGCAGAGCCATCACTTGTACAAGTCGCTGGTGATTTATTGGTCAGAAATATGGATTTCCCTGGTGCTGACATCATTGCTGATCGCATGGCAGTTAATAACCCATTGGCTCAAATTGATGATATGTCGGATATTCCACCAGCCATCCAAATGAAGCTCAAGCAAGGTGAAGCACAGGTTCAGCAATTAACTCAGCAATTACAACAGGCTCAAATGATGATGCAACAGCGTCAAGATATTGAGCAAGTCAAGCAAGATAATGAAACCAAGCGTGAACTCATGCGTCAGACTACTAAGGGCCACGATACTGAGATGCGTGTTCAGACTGCAATGCAAGAAACTGTGGTCAAGACTGAAACGCAAAAAGAAATTGAGCAAATGAAGGCGCAATTAGCACTTTTATTGGCAAATATGAATAGAACATCAGCTAGAGAAGCAGAGGCAGAGGCTGTTGAACGTGGAATTTAATATTGTCAATAATTATTTAAAGTAATAAGATTCAAACGTACCGATTCGTTTAATCGGAAAATACTGAGGAGCTTCGAAAGATGGCCAATGTTTTAACAAGTGAAAATAGTACCGAGTTTTACGCAAATAAATTAGGTTTAGCTGAAGATTCTCCGACTGAGGCTGTGGAAAACACAGAGCCAGTAGATGAAATTAAACAGAGTGAGCCGGAAGTTGTCGAGAACGAGGAAAAAGTAGTAACAGAAGAACCAAAACCTAAAGTAAAGATGCGTTTTGATGAAGTCACAAAACAACGTGACCTTGCTAAACAGGAAGCTGAACAAGCAAGAATCAGAACACAAGAATTAGAGCAAGAGTTAAAAGCGATTAAATCTCAGGCTGTTCCAAAAGAGCAGAGCAGAGATGAGAAACCAAGACCAGATCAATTTGTGGATGCGTTTGAATACGCTGAAGCATTGGCTGATTGGAGTGCTGAAAACGCTGTAATGAGAGCAAGGCAAGAAGATGTAGAAAAAATGAAACAAGCGGAACGTGCCAAAGTTATTGATACTTGGAACAAGAAACTTGAAGCGACTAAATCTGAATTGCCTGATTTTGATGATATGGTAGCTTCCTCTGATGTAGTGGTAAGCGATCAAGTGAGAGATGCGATTTTAGAATCAGATGTTGGTCCTAGAATTCTTTATCATTTGGCTGAAAACCAAGAACTAGCAGAAAAAATATCTAAATCAAGTCTAATTACTGCTTTAAGAGAAATAGGTAAATTAGAGGCAAAGTTTGAAAAGACTGAACCTGTTAAATCTGTTGCCCAGAAGTCCAAAGCACCTGCCCCGATTAGTCCAATCAAAGCTGGTACGAGTGAACAAGCCATCATTACTGATACAGATAAGATGACTTACTCGCAGTACAAAGCAATGAGACAAGCTAAAAGGATTAGGTAAAAACTTAATTTATTTTATAGAAAGGTAATATCATGGCAAATAACTTGCTAACCATTAGTAAGATTACTAATGAAGCACTCATGGTGCTAGAAAACGAGTTGACATTTTCGAGCGAAGTCGATCGCTCATATGATGATCAATTTTCTGTCGTTGGAGGCAAGATTGGTAACACGGTAAATGTAAGACGACCTGGAAGGTTCGTAGGTGCAACAGGCCCCCAGTTAGTAGTTGAAGATTTCAACGAATCCTCAGTTCCTGTTACTTTGACAACTCAGTTCCAAGTATCAACTCAGTTTACAACTCAAGATTTAGCACTGTCTTTAGATATGTTCTCTGATCGTGTATTGAAGCCGGCTGTGGCTGCAATTGCAAACAAAATTGACAGAGATGGTCTAGCAATGGCTACCCTTAATACTGCGAATATCGTAGGTGTTGCTGGTACTCCTCCAACTGGGTTGATTACTTATCTAACTGCTGGTGCTTACCTTGATTCTGAAGGAGCTCCTAGAGATGGTAGACGTGCTTGTATCGTTGAGCCATTCACATCTGCTACTATTGTTGATTCTTTAAAAGGTCTATTTGTACCTCAAGAAGCAATTGGCGAACAGTATAGAAAAGGGCTTATGGGCCGCGATTCTGCTGGGGTAAACTGGAAATTAGATCAAAACGTTCAGTCTCAAGTATTCGGTAACAACAGCACAACTACTGTGACTGCATCTGTAGCGACTACAACTGCAACTGGTTTCTTAACAAGTGGCTGGGCATCAAGCTCAACAATCACTTTGACTGCTGCCAATACTGGTAACTTAGTATTAAATGCCGGTGATACATTTACTATCGCTGGTGTTTATGCAGTTAACCCACAAAACAGACAGGCTTATGGATCTAACAAGCTCCGTAACTTTGTAGTTAAATCTGCTGTAACGATTGGCTCAGGTTCAAGCGTTTCTGTAACTGTATCTCCTGCGGTAATTACTGCCGGTCAGTTCCAAAACGTATCGATTCCAACTCCATCAGCTTCAGCAGCGGTAACTCAGTTCAATTCAACTGGTGCGGTTTCTCCACAAAACTTTATGTTCCATCGCAATTCTTTTGCGCTCGTAATGGCAGATTTAGAATTGCCAGAAGGTGTCCATTTTGCGGGCAGGGCTTCTGATAAAGAGATCGGTATGTCTTGCCGTATTGTGAGGCAGTACACAATTAACAATGATTCTATTCCTACTCGTTTAGATGTATTGTATGGTTGGGCCCCTCTCTATCCTGAACTCGCTTGCCGTATTGCAGCTTAATTTTAAGGAGAAAATAAAATGTCTAATCCAGGACCAGCAACAACCGTAACGATTCACCCAAGCAATTTGGCAACAAACCAAGCAATTCGTTTGTTGGCAGTCGCAACAGGTGTAAACGTCAACGCAACAGGTGATCAGGTAGTATTGCCTATCATCAACTCTACTAACTACTCTGTTTCTAACGTAGTATTTACCAACGCATCAACTTCCCTCACAACAGCCGCAGCAGGTCTATTTACTGCTCCATCTGCCGGTGGAACTGGTGTTGTTGCTAATGCTGCTTTATCCGCATTAACAGGCTCAACAGTAGTAAGCCAGAGAACTGTTGCATCAACAGCAATCCAATCAGGTCAAAATTTATACCTCAACGTAGGAACTGCACAAGGTGCAGCGGCTACAATGGACGTATACGTTTATGGCTATGATTTCAGCACTTACTCTTAATTGAGCATAAAAAACCCCTTTAATTAGGGGTTTTTTATTACTTGTTTTATAATTAAAGTTACTTCTTATAAAGGAATAATCATGCCATCTACAACAATCACTCGTGGTAATGTTTTATCCACGACTTTCATTGGACCATCTTTAACACCTGTTGCAGTAGCGTCTTATACTTCAGCAGCACAAAATTTTAATATCGCAGGCTTACAAACTACTGACCAAGTTATCGCAGTTGGTTTAAATGGTAATCAAACAGCAGGTATTATTATTGCTGAATGCGATGTATTGACTGCCGGTGTTTTAACAGTTCAGTTTGCGAATACAACAAATGCTTCAGTTACACCTGCTGCGGGAACTTATGTCTTTGCAGTAACAAGAACTGATGGACCTTTACCTCTAAATATGGTTTAAATTATGGCTAACGTATCTGCATATCGTTTTGTAGGACCTACGACTGCGATTGCAGTTACAGGCACTTCTTCCACATCAGTGACCATCACTCCCAATGGTAATGATCAAGTTAACTTTTGTGGATTCTTAAATACCTCTGCAAATCCTGTGGCAATTACGATTGCTTCGGCCATTGCAGGTACAACCACAACTGCTAATCCTGCGGTATTACCGACTGGTGGCAATACAAGCCAAAGTTTTGTGTTAGGTGTCAGCATGAGTCAGCCAACAGTTATTGCAGTTCCACCAAGTTTTGCAATTACTGCTATTGGTACATCAGGAACAACGCTTTATGTAATGCCAATGGTAGATCAAAACTAAGGAGTTTTTATGCCTGGTCCGGCTTTAACAGTAGATCAAAATATACTGCCAGTTCAAGCATACTTTAACCTTGATGGCACGTTTAATACCTTTATTGGTCAAGGTCAGCCATTCGTAATTACTGCGACTGAATCGATTGGCATTGTAAATTCAAGTGTCAATGCAACGCTTTACCCTACCTTTACAAGTGCAACAAGTGGTCAAGTAACAGGTTTAGCGATTGCTTCACCAAGTTTGACATGGAATCCAGGCACAGGAGTATTTTCAGCTCCTACATTCTTTGGCACACTTAATGGAACTGCTAATACTGCTAATAATTTAAGTGGTGGTGGTGCTGGGCAGATTGTTTATCAAAATGCTTTAGGCTCAACTGCTTATTTATCAGCAGGATCAACAGGTCAATTCTTATTAAGTAATGGTACATCAGCACCATCTTGGTCAACTGTTGCAACTTCAGTAACAATTTCTGATCAAACTACTGATACTGCGACTTATTACCCTTTATTTTATAGTGCGACCTCTGGATCAACCAATACTGTTGAAACTTCCTCTACTAAACTACAATATCAGCCATCAACAGGCACATTCAAAGCAACCTTATTTAGTGGCTCTGGAGCATCTTTAACGAATATTCCTAATGGTGCATTAACGAATAGCTCGGTAACAATAGGTAGCACAAATATTGCTTTGGGTGGCACTTCTACAACATTAGCCGGACTTACTTCTGTAACTGCCACAAGTTTTATTGGTGCATTAACCGGCAATGCGGACACTGCAACTACTTCAACCAATGCTACTAATTCAGCAATTACTGACAATACTAGCTCATCAGCGACTTGGTATCCTACTTTGGTGGCCTCAACTAGTGGCAATCAAGCATTAACCTCATCTTCAACGAAGTTATCGTTTCAACCTAGCACTTCCACATTGACTGCAAGTATCTTTAATGGTGCAGCCAATAATATTAGTGGTGGTGCAGTAAATCGTATTCCGGTGCAGTCCGCTGCGAGTACAACAACTTTTATTATTGCTCCTACTACTGCATCAACTGTATTGAGTTGGTCAGGTAGTGCCTTTACATGGGTGGGCATTGGTGGATCAACAATGGTTTATCCAGCAGCCGGTATTCCTAATTCAACTGGCACAGCCTGGACAACATCCTATTCAACCACAGGATCAGGCACAGTAGTGGCATTGGCTACTTCGCCAGTCTTTGTTACACCAACTTTAGGGGTGGCAACTGCAACCTCATTGGCTGCGACAACAATTACTGAAAATAGTTATGCTATTGTTTCACAGGCAGACATTGGAACAAGAGCAAACCAAATACCTCTGAATCAGTATCTAGGAACAATGGCTTGGCAAGATGCGAAGGCAGTAAGACTAGGTGGTGATGCAGTTATTAATACGCTGACAGTAGGCTTAGGTAATGGCTCTGTGGCTACAAATACTGTTAATGGGTATCAAGCATTATTGGCAAATACGACAGGATTTAATAATCTTGCAAATGGTTATCAAGCATTAAATAAAAACACAACAGGTACAAGTAATGTTGGGAATGGTTATCAAGCAGGATTCAATAATCTGACAGGAAATTACAGCACATTTATTGGAGCTTTTGCAGGATATACATATAATGGTTCTGGTGCTACTGCTAACACACTTGTGGGATACAGGGCAGGATATTCAACAACAGGATACGGAAATACTTTTATTGGTGCAAATTTTGCTGGAACAGGTGCTGGAGAAGCAGTTACATCAGGTTCACAAAATACTATTTTAGGTGCATACACAGGTTCGGCAGCGCCAATATCAGCCACAGGTTCTAATTATGTAGTTTTAGCTGATGGTGGTGGTAATGTCAGTCAATATTGGAACAACACTACTAAATCAACAGTATTTACAGGTGTAACACAAACTACAGGCTATACAGTAGCAACATTACCAACAGGAGTTACAGGCATGAGAGCCTATGTAACTAACGCTTTAGCACCTACTTATGGGAATACTGTAGTAGGTGGTGGTTCAGTAACAATTCCTGTCTTCTATAACGGAACTAACTGGATTGTCGGATGATTTATATTCTTACTCTTACATTCTTTATTCTCCAATTACTTGATTGGTATACAACTCGCACTATCTTAAAAAATGGTGGCTATGAGCAGAATCCTGTTATGGCATTTGTCTTTAAATATGTCAATGTTGATGTGGCTTTATGTCATAAAACAATTACTTTATCAATACTAGGTTATTTCATTGGTTTAGCATTGCCAATCTGTTTAGTAATCTTAATTTTTATTTATTTAGCAGTAGTTATTCACAATGGAAAGAGTTTATGGCGATAGCATCTAATTTCTATGTATATGAACACATCAGAAAAGATACTGGTGCGATTTTCTATGTTGGTAAAGGACATGGCGATAGAGCAAACCATCCATATAAAAGAAATGCGTATTGGAAAAATGTAGTAAATAAAGCAAATGGCTTTACTGTAAATTATGTTGCAAAAAATATTGATGAAGAATTATCTTTGCTTTGCGAAATGGAAAGAATTAATCAATTAAAAAAATTAGGATATAAATTAACCAATGCAACAAATGGTGGTGATGGGATTAGTGGGTATCGCCATACAAAGGAATCCAAAGAAAAAATAGGGCAGTATGTTGCTACAAGAATTGGTGCAAATAATCCTAATTATGGTAAAAAACAATCGGTTGAAACAATTGCTAAAAGAGTAGCAAAAATGACAGGTGAATTACATCCTTTTTACGGAAAATCACATACGGAAGAAACAAAGAAAAAAATATCTGAAAATCGTAAAGGTAAAAATGTAGGTGCAGACAATCCGTCTTTTGGAAAAAAACATACAGATGAAACAAAAAGAAAAATATCAGAAGCTGGCAAGGGAAGAAAAGCAAGTGATGAAACTAAAGCAAAATTAAGCGCGTCTTTAAAAATTGCGTTAAACAGACCAGAAGTAAAAGAAAAACAAAGATTAAATCATTTAGGCAAAGTTAATTCGCCTGAAACACGCAAAAAAATATCTGAAGCAAAAATAGGTTTTAGATATACTGAAGAAAGCAAAAAGAAAATGAGTGAATCAAGAAAGCGTTATTTTGCTAGATTGAAGGAGCAACAACAATGTCAATAACCGCTAACTTTCCCGCTATAAAACCATCAATTTTACTTGATTTTGCTAATAGTCAGCAACTTGATCCAAGAGTGACATTTAGTAGGTCAACTACTGCACCTTACTATGATGGTAAGACAAGTGTATTGGCAGAGCAGAATTTGTTGTTATATAGCAATACATTTAGTAATTCTGCGTGGGTAGCTACAAGTGCGACTATTGCAAGTGGAGTAACTGATCCTGCGGGTGGAACAACTGCTTTTTCAATGACTGCAACTGCTGGAAACGCAACTTTATATCAAACATTAACATTAACTGCAACTGCCTACACAGAAAGCATTTATATTCAGCGTGTAACAGGCACAGGCACGATTAACTTAACGCTTGATGGTTCTACACTAAGTCCAGTCACAATCACAGGCTCATGGGCTAAATATACTTATACTGCTACACCATCGGCAGGTTCTAGAACTATTGGTATTCAGATTGTTACAAGTGGCGATGCAATCAATATTTATGGTTCACAATTAGAAAATAGAAGTAGTGCAACTGCAACTAATATTACAACTACCACAGCAATAACGAACTACATACCTCAGTTACTAACTGCACCTATTAACGCACCTAGATTTGATTTTAATCCTACAACAGGGGAAAGTTTAGGCTTGTTGATTGAGCAGAGTTCTACTAATTTACAGTTACAAAGTTCATCTTTTAATACAGGGTGGAATAACGGATCTTATGGTGCATATAATTTAACTGCATTGGCAAATATTGCACCTGATGGAACGCAAACTGCGTATAAATTGTATGATACAACAACAAATACTTTAACTTATATTAATTATCAAAGTGCATCTACTACATCAGGAACAACGCTTACGGCTTCTGTTTATTTGAAAGCGGCAGAAAGAACAAGGGCATTTGTTTATTTAATGTTTCAAGTCCCAAATATCTGGGCAGCAGTAGATGTAAATTTATCAACAGGCGTTATTAGTGCAATTGCTAATCCTAATGCAATATATATAAATTCAACAATAACACCTGTTGGCAATGGTTGGTATAGAGTTTCCGTTACAGGAAGTCAAGCAATAGGAACTTATTTTGCAGGGGTCGGAATAACTGCTGCATCTGCAACAGATAAATTTTCCTACGCGCAATCAGGTCATGTGGGTGATGGCTATTCAGGCATTTACATTTGGGGAGCACAACTCGAAGCCCTCGCATTTCCTACCTCATATATTGCCACTACTTCTGCCCAAGTAACTAGGGCTAGTGATAACGCATCAATGACAGGAACTAACTTTAGTAGTTGGTTTAACAATCAACAGGGAACACAATACATCGAATCACAACCATCGCAAAACGCTGGAGCTTTATTTGGTGGACTTGGTGCAGGTGCAACAATAAGTGGTTCAGGTTATTTTTTACTTTCTTATGCAACCACAAATGGAATGCTTTATTCTGTTTCAGGTGGTTCAAATATACAGCTAAGCTCAGGAGCTTCTGCTTTAGGATTAAGTAATTCTTTTTACAAAATAGCAGGTTCTTTACAAATGAATAGCACATCTGCTGTTGTATTTAACGGAACAAATAGTAATTCCACAACATTTACAGGGCAAATGCCAATAGTAAACCAATTATATTTTGGTGGCACATCTTTTAGTAATTATGTTGGATTTGGTGGTCGAATAAAAAAATATGCTTATTACCCACAAGCTTTAACTGCAACTCAACTCCAAGCCCTCACAGGAAGCTAATTATGCAAGACTTATACCTATCCTTTACAGACGAAGCCGAATCAATTCCGATTCTTTATACCATTGTGCCTACGGAGTATGAACTCGATGAACAAGGTCAGCCTACTGAAATCGTTAAAACTGAATCATATTTACAACCTAATTATCAGAACATATCGGTCATTGGAACAGTCTATCAGCGACCACCAATTCCTACTCCTGATGATTATGAGCCTATTCCCTATCCTCCTCCTAACTATGGGGTTAATATTCGGTTATTGGATGATGAGGACATTGAGCCTTTGAGACCTTTTATTAGTGTAGTTACGAATCCTATAAGGGTGTGGGCATGATTTCATATACTTGGAAGATTTTAAATTTATATACTAAAGGCGAGTTAATTACTGGCATAAAGTATCTTTGCACAGGATTTAATGGGAAAATGAGCATAGATTCTGAAGGAACAATGTTCTTTACTGATCCAGAAATGGGTATTCCTTTAGAAGATGTAACAGAGCTAAACTGCATTGACTGGCTTGAAAAGGAAACAGATCGAGATGGTCAAAGCCATGTAAAGAGTGGAATCGAAAGACAATTTGAGGCTTTAGAACACAAAGAAACAGGACTTCCTTGGAAACCTAATACTTTTAAGGTGAAGATATGACACAGCCCATCGACATAATTAGCAGAGCATTAAAAGATATTGGTGCTTTGGCTGCTGGAGAAACTCCTGCTCCAGAGGATGCTCAAGATGCCTTTGATATGCTTAATGATATGTTAGATCAATGGTCTAATGAATCAATGATGATTTACTATAAAACTGAAATCATCTTTCCAGTCACACCAGGGCAAACACAATACACGATTGGACCAGGTGGGCAGATTGGTGCAGTCTTTACTGGCTCAATCTCTGGCACAACCTTAACCATTACTGCGATTCAGAGTGGTGCAATTGCATTAGGTCAGACGCTATCAGGAACAGGTGTTTCTAGTGGCACAACTATCGTAGGCTTTGGAACTGGTGCTGGTGGCAACATTAACGAAGCAGGCACATATACAGTTAATATAAGTCAAACTGCATCTTCTACAACAATCAACTCTTATTACCAAAGACCACTAGTAATTGATACTGCCTTTGTTCGAGTCAATACAAACAGTAATGGTCAGCCAATATTAAATGGTGGCTTAGATTATCCTTGCGCAATATTGAGCGTTGAAAATTATGAAATGATTGGTTTAAAAACTTTATCTGGTCCTTGGCCTAAAGCAATTTATTATCAGCCAACAGAAACACTCGGTAATATCTTTGTGTGGCCCAATCCATCTCAAGGCGAAATGCATCTATTTGCTAATACCATTTTGGCAAGATTCGTAAATCAGAATGATGTGATCAATTTACCTCAAGGCTACAATATGTGCCTAAGATGGTGTTTAGCAGAGCGTTTAATGCCGATGTATGGCAAAGCCTCACCAACGCAAATTGCAATGGTACAGAACTATGCAGCACAGTCTAAAAGCACTATTAAACGTACGAACATGAAACCTGTTCAGAACGCTCGATTTGCTGACGCTTTGTTAAGTTCTAGGCAAAAAGATGCCGGTTGGGTTCTCGCAGGCGGATTTTTTCGTTAAGAATCATATACTTATGCAATATTACATCTATCAACATCGAGCATTAGACACTAACAATATCTTTTATGTTGGAAAAGGTAAAGACAAGCGTCACTTTGATACAAATAAAAGAGGTAGATATTGGAAATTTTATGTTGCGAAGCATGGATTTGTATCTGAAATAATTAAAGATAATTTAGATGAAGAATTGGCTTTTTTAGCTGAAATGGAATGTATTGATGTTTATAAAAAGCGTGGTATCAAATTAATTAATTTAACAAATGGTGGTGAAGGTTGTTCTGGCTATTCAATGAGTCATTCTGAAGACCAAAAACGCAAATGGAGTGTAATGCGTAAAGGTGTTCAAAGCCCTCGTAAAGGGGTTAAATTAACAGATGAAACCAAAGAAAAAATAAGTATTGCCAGAATTGGAAAACCATTAACAGAATCACATTGTGAAGCAATTAGCAAAGGATTGCTTGGAAACAAGAATACTGCAAAATTAACAGATGACGAAGTAAGATTTGTTCGAGCCAACAAGGGGATTATGACTCATATTGAATTAGGTAATAAATTTAATGTTCACAAAAATACCATACATAAAATATGGCGTGGTGAACGATATAAAGGAGTTATTTAATGGCAGACTTTGGCTTTGTTGGCCCTTCCTATGTTGCACCATCGATTTATGTCAATGGCGAAGATTGCATCAATTTTCGTACAGAAATAGATATCACCAAACAAGCAGGTCAGAATGGTGTGGTGGCTTTATATCCGACACCAGGCTTAACCACTAAAGCAGTTTTGTCAGCAATGGCTGAAGTGCGAGGAATGAGAACTGTTAGTGGTGGGCAATATGCTGTTGCAGTTTGTGGGCCTTATGTTTATGTTTTAACGTCTAATCTAACCCCAACATTAGTAGGTCAATTAAATACCTCATCAGGTATTGTAGGAATTACCGACAATGGTCAAAACGTCTATATTGTTGATGGTACTTATCGTTATACTTGGCGTATTAGTAATCCTGCGTCAGCTATATTTAGAGCTTCAATCTCCGGAACAACATTGACTGTGTCTTTAATGCAGTCTGGCACAATTGCAGTTGGTCAGTCATTATTTGGTTTAGGTGTAGGCAATGAAGTGGTTATTACTGCACTTGTGC